TTGGGATCGGATAGAGGCAGGTGAATATGCACTCGTCGATCCCGTTGATTCAGGAAATATCCTTTATCTAACGGAACCAGATTATATAATCTTGGTGAGGCAATCCCTTAACTCTGGTCGCAGGCCTTTGGTCCTGGCTCGTCCGTCTGACTCACGTCCTACGTCTCAACCTTCATCATCTCCGGATGGTAACCAAAATTCCCCCCCAGAATGGTATCTGGGGCGACGCATTTCCAAGGGGCCAATTACTAGAAGGTATAAATCCCTTTTTCATTGGGTACCGAAGGTCGTACGTCGTTTTGGATTAAAGGAAAATGTGGAAAACCTGGCCGTTGTGACTAAGGGAAACCTTAGGCCACTTTTCATGTTGTGGGGTTTACACCTCTACGTGAAAGTCGTGGGACTTGGTTCAACTTCAAGGTTTAGGAGTGAGATGAGTTCTTTTATCAAATATTTGATTGGGATTCTCGAGACCCAGGGGTTAGGTGCTTTAGTCGTGAGACTAAAGGTGATGTATTTTGTTCTACAGACGTTTGTCAGTGGAAACAAGCTTTCATCATCTCAGGCCGTTGGCCTGCGCATTCGCCTAACCAATGGGCTTCCCTCCTCTTTTCCTAAGAGCGTTCGCATGGCGATACGTTCCAACAATCTCTCGATAATACGATTATGGAGCTCGATTCTGTATATCTATAAGTCACTTGAGTCGAATCATAAGATTCCGACTTTTAGTGCCATCGGAAATTGTTTCCGTATAGATGACAGTTTCAGATTCGTTAAAACGAGGTTTGATGTCTTCCTCCAGTGGGAGGCCAAACCTTGGTTATCGAGCTTGGGAGCTTCTGAACTTCTAAATTCAGATCTGGCCCCCGTTGAGCCTTTTATGGCTACAACGGCTGGTCCCAACCATTCAACGTCTTTAGCATCTTACCCTATCGACACCCTTTATTGGGTGATGAGAGGGTGGAAGCTCTCACCTTTAGTGAGTTATTTAGACGCTGTTGGGGCAACTACATTTAGATTACGTATAGAATCTTATGCAGTTGAGATGCTGAAGTTCGTCTTGGATGACGAATGGAAGGAGGCTTGGAAAATATCGTCAGACTTTGGAGACTCGGTTAACATTGATGCGGAGAAACTAGCTCACTACTTCCCTTCTCACTCGAAGCTTGATGGCCCTAAAGGCCATCAAGTTGAGGTGATCCGCCCGTCAGGCGGAAAGCTCTCCCTAATTAAGGAGGCTGCTGGTAAGGTTCGTGTGATAGCTATCCCTGACGCGTTAACGCAGAGTGTTCTTAAGCCTATGCACAAAGTACTGTTTGACATACTACGTATGTTACCGTCAGATGCTACTTTCGATCAGCAAGGATCACTTCGATCCTTTGCCGATTCGGGTCATAAGGATGTTTATTCTTTTGACTTGAAGGCAGCAACTGATACAATACCTATGGTGTTGTATACTTCTATGTTCAATAGTCTTTTTGGAACTGAGATCTCCGAAGCATGGACATCCCTTCTTCGTGATCGAACATGGTCCTTACCTTTCTGGCAGAAAACCATTAAAGGTAAGGAAACAGTGTTCCCACTGAGTTTCACGGATATTCGAGGTAATACTTCGTCATCGGTGAGGTATGCTCGTGGTCAGCCTATGGGTGCTTTATCATCTTGGGGTGCATTAGCTTTGCTGCATCATTTTGTAGTTCAGTTTAGTGCATTTCTCGTTGGTGAGTATCCGTATTATGATTATCGAGTTCTTGGTGATGACATTGTTATCGCTGGGAAGAATGTGGCCAATTCTTATTTGATTACATGTTCCTCTTTAGGAATTAAGGTGGGATTGGCAAAATCCTTTTCATCTGAAAATGGTTTTATCAATTTTGCTGGACAATCCTACTTAGGATCGTTGAATCTATCGCCGATTTCCTTTAAACAGGAAATGGCGGCTAATGACGGTTTCGGCCGTCTTGGTTTAGTTTCTCAGGCTGTTGCCCGAGGCTGGATAGATATGACATCAAATAATTTTATGTCTGCATGCTTACGATACATGCTTCCTCCTCTGTATGTTAATCAGATAGAGGTGTCAAGGAAGGAAGGGAAGGTCCATGATGCTGCGGTAAGTTCAT